TATATTTTTTCTTGAGGCTTATATCATCTTCAAGTTTTATGTTATCAAGGTTTATTTTTACTTCTGTATATTCATCACACTTAGTACATGATAAATTTACATTTGTTGTTTCACCAACCGACTTTGATCTAATCTTTGTAAAAACATATTCAACATCAAATGTAGCTAATTTTTTTATATCAATATTCTCAATACATGCATCGATGCAATTCAGAATAGCATTGAGTACCTGTTTTTGATCTTGAGATTCAAGCGCAAGGATCAACACTTTTTGTTCTTTGACCAGAAACGGTCTGTATTTTACGGTTTCTCCAGTTGAAGGTATAACTAATTCATACTGTGGATTTTCATTCAAGCGCGGTAACGCCATATTTTACTCCTAATTTAATAAACTGCCGAGAGCGCCTTGAGCGCGCCCTCCTCCAAAATTTATGCCAAAATTCGGCGCGATCAATCCGCCTAAGAAACCTGTCGAAGCGGGTTTCCAATTTGTATATGATAATTGTACAGTGACCTGTACTAATCCATCTAAATCGTTACTTAAATCTATTGACTGTATCGATGTTGGGAATGCATCAATAAGTTGACATGCATATGCTGTGCCTCCACCGATATCTGCGCCGATATTAATAGGACCTACATTAAATGATCTACTTGTAATCGGTCTACGCAACTGCATAATCTTAACATCACGAGCATATTCGTTTTTATAAGGTGCTATGCTTAAATCATCGACTACGACTCTCTCATACCAATTGTCGAAATACTTTTTAATCCCATAGTCATTCAAAACATAGAATGTCATTGAAACATCGTCGACAGCATATCCGTTTGCAACTTTCTGATATTCCATACCGATACGACGATCTTGTACCAATACTTGTTTACCTGGTAAAGATGCGTTTGTGCATAGTATATTAAGATCACCACCACCGAGACCTTGACCTGTTAAAGCGAAGGATGCGATATTCTGTAGTAAACTTGAACTCGCAAACTCGGTCGGAAGCTGAACAGCAAATTGATTTGATCTTGCAAATCCGAGTTTACCTGAGGCCATGCCTTTAAGTTGATCGATAGACATTATATCATTGCCCTTGATTGCTTATAAACCTGTGTAGAAGAACTCTTTGCCCAATCTGCAGTCGGTAAGAATGTAGCGATCTCCCATTCTGGAGCTTGAACTCTCGCTAATCGACTCTTTACATTTTGAGAAAGATAATGTTTTAAACATGGCTTATAGAATTTGAATTTAGTTACACCTTGCAACACTTTATAACTCAATCGAAACTTTGTTGTTTCATCATATTTATTGTTATTTGTGATATCCATTAATGAATCTAAAAGCTTTGCTCTGAGAACTGGTGGCAGATAATGCAGATTTAATCCATAAAATCCTTTTTCTGCAGGACCTACAATAACTGCAAGTGGAAATCTATCGTAAAACGGTAGAGTATCTTTATGCTTAGGATCATAGAAAAACATGTTCATAGTACCAATCATAGGATTTCTCGTACTTACGAGATCAAGTTCATCTTCTTGCATGAGTTGATTACGATTGATTCTTCCAAGCGATTGAACCTTTCGACGAAACCAATCACGTGATTCTTGAGTACGAGGATTAATACCGGCTTTAAAGGCTTGAAGCTCTAATTTTTGAAATAGATTACTCATAACAGTATTTATATCACTTTTTCTTCTTTTTGCGATATGGCTTTAATGGTTTCAAAGGCTTTAATTTTTTCATAATACCCATACTATGTAATGTATTCTCTGTCCATATTTGAAAATCCCACCCTCTGTCTTTTGCATAATCATTTGCTGCTTCCCACTTATTCATATTCTTAACATATGTCATTGCTTCACCGATATATCGTCTTGATTTGTCCGGCTTTTTAGGAGGAGCTGTTTCTTTATCTGGTTTAATCTCTACTAAGATTGTTTTACCATCATCAAATGTGATTTTCAAATCAACAAAATATCTATGCATCTTTTTATCGATATCCCATTTATAAGGCACAACAACTTCTTCAGAGGACCATGACTTGATCTTCGGATTTGTATCGCACCACATAAAACAAGCCTTTTCCCATGAAGATCGATATGTAACCTTATCAGGATCGCCTTGATATTTGCCGATGTTCTTTACTCTATATCTTCCAGAATATGCCATTTTTTCATATAAATAGATTTACGAATTTTTATTTATAGAGGATATGTTATGGCTCTACCAGGAAACGCAGATGGAACACCAGGATCTTATGAAGGAAGACCTCCGCCAAGTTCATCTGCTGCAACATATAACGATAAAGACGGCAATACATCAAAAGCAGGTGATAGCAAAGCTCAAAAAAGTTCAAAGAAGATAAACAATGCTCAAACTGCAGAGACTGTTGCAATTGAACCTCAAGGTGAGTTGCTTAGATATCCGCTAGTAAATAACTATTTTGCTAGTATGACATATCGTATGAAGACAATTAATCCTTGGGATGTTGACCTAGCAACTGCAAAAAAGATATTTGAAAAAACTCTATTGTGGGATTTATCCGTTAAAGACAATAAGAAAGAAGAAAAAGAAACCGAAAGTAATTATGAAATAGATGGTGTACAGACAGCCGAAGAAAGAGCTCGAGCACGTTTAGCTGGTGAAGAAGATGATCAATCGGCGGCCGGGGCAGAAGCTGCTTCTTTCAAAAAAAGAAAAAAAGATAGAGAAAGATCCGAAGCTGCTGCCGAAAAGGGTATATTGGGTGTTACAACCTCTTATGTGCCAGGAGCATCACAGGTTTCTCTATATATGCCTCAAGCTATTAATTTTCAAGAGAATATACAGTATGATACACCAGAACTCGGTGCTGGTGGCGCTGCAGCACTAGCAGTATTGAATAATGCCGGAGGATTGGGTGACGCCGCAAGCAGACTATTAAAAGAAGCATTTGCACCTTTAACAGATTTATTTAATGCAGAATTAACCGGACAAGCAGCAAGGTTAGCTGCCTCACGTGCAGCTAGCGCATATTTACCTCAAGGCGCTGCAGCAGCTGCACAGATTGGGTTACAAGTAAAATTAAATCCAAATCAAAGAACACTATTTTCTGGTGTTACAATAAGACCGTTTACTTTTCAATATGATTTTGTTGCTACATCAAGAGTTGAAGCTGATCAAATCAATAAAATCATACGATTCTTTAGAACTCAAATGTATCCATCAACATTTGGTAGAAATGAAACATCGATACCTCTTGGATATAAGTTTCCTGATCTATTTGAAATTAAATTTAGATGGGGCGATACTGAAATGAATATACCACAGCCTCTTCTCTGTTACCTTAGAGACGTACAAGTAACATATAATCCTGGATCAATGTCATTCCATGCAGACGGAAATGCAACTCATATACAAATGACTTTGGTATTCCAGGAGTTCAGAGCTCTTACGAGAGAAGATATCGAGAGAGGACACTAAGATGGAATACTTTAAGAATTTTCCTCGAGTCGATTATAAATTTGGCGATGAATTCCAAAAAGTGGGTGGAGGCGACACAGTGTTCGAGATCACTCATGACCTTGGAGCTTACGTTGATATTATCGATAATGTAAGACGCAACTCGTCCTATTATAGTAAATATACTATTCTTGATAACGATAGACCAGACATCGTATCTCAAAAGATATATGGATCTCCGGCGTATCATTGGACATTCTTTATGATGAATGATAAGCTTAGACAATTTGGTTGGCCTCTTACTTCTATAGAGCTTGAAAAAAAGGTTAAAAGAGATTTTCCACATAAGTATATTGAAACAAGATCAGATTTAACTGGAGTATATTTACCTGGCGAACGTGCAGTCGGTTCTGTTTCATCTGGTAGTGGTGAAATTTTACGAAGAAATTTAGATACGGGTATTATAATTATCGATTCAAAGGATCCATTTCAAACCGGAGAAACTGTCACGACTGCCACATATGCAGGCAACACAACGTCTGTTACAGCAGTAGCGGTCGGAGAAGAGTACAATGCTCCAAGACATTATACTGACGGTGATGGAAAACAGGTTGATATCGATCCAGCTGTTGGACCAGGCGCACTATTAACTGAAGTCACTTACTTTGATTATTATGTTAAAGAAAATGACGATTTAAAAACAATTAACGTAATAAGACCTGATGCGATAAACGAGATTACGAGTTTATATTTTAGAAGCCTGAAGGAAGCATAATGTCTGATGTGACTCAACTTAACGATCAGCATTCATCTGATTGGACATTTAAAGTTGCTGAGGTAAATTCGTCGAGAGCTTCATTCTCTTTGGATATTATCGACATTATAACAGATTTCGAAGTATACGAACATATCGATAAGCCTTACATTACTGGTAAATTGGTGATAGCAGACACTCAAAGAGTATATGAAAGATTTGATTTTCAAGGCGGTGAAACATTAAAAATTCAAATACAAAGAGATCAAAACGAATCGATTGAACCGATTAAAAAGACATTTATCATAGACGAAGTTCTGTATGTAGCAAAATCAAATGAAACATCGCAGGCTATTGTTTTTCATTTGATTGAAGACATCGGCTTTATCGATACACTGCACAATGTAAATAAAGCATATCAAGGTCAACCTCAAAAGATCATTCAAACCATCTCAAAAGATTTTCTAAAAAAAGATGTAGGTAGTAACGCAGAAGATAATGTTCAAAATGATATGAACGTTATAGTGCCAAATCTGTCTCCACTTGAGGCTATGGCTTGGATTAAGAATAGAGCAACTGATAAAGATGGTTATCCATTTTTCTTATTTTCAACATTTGCGCTTGATAAATTTATGTTTTATGATCTTAGCACTATGCTTTCAGAAAAACCAATGAATGCGGATACACCATATACATATTCACAGGGTATAGAACTTAGCGAAGGCTCACAAAGATTATTTCAGATTTTTGATTATAAAATGAAAAATGTAGAAAACCTGGCGGCGATAGTGAATGCCGGATATGTAGGTGCGAATCATAATTTCTATGATATTACGCGTGCAAAAAATGCAGAAGTGAAATTCGATGTACATAAGGATTTTTATAATCGAGTTGATGAAATTAGTAAGAGACAAAATTTACCTTTAATATCTCCGAATCTTGAATATGAAGAGAAAAGCATATCTGATTTTCAGTCTCGAAATATT